AGCCAGTAAAGAGGCCGGACAGTGCTCCCTGCATTTTGATGCTTGCCGCGATGCTGCTCTGGCTGACTTTGACTGGAACTTTGCCACCAAGCGCGTGGCGCTGGCTGATACGAATAATCCGCCTCCGGACTGGGCTTATTCCTACCAGTATCCGACTGACTGCCTGCGCATCACCGAAATTATGGTGCCCGGTATCCGTAATCCGACGGCTGCCATGCGCATCAATTATGAGGTTGGGGCAGATACCGACGGCACCGGAAAGCTGATCTACACCGACCAGCCTCAGGCATGGCTGAAGTACATCGCGCGCGTCACCGACGTGAACATGTTCGATGCAATCTTCATGGAAGCGCTGTCCTGGCGTCTGGCCGCCGCAATCAATATGCCGCTGACCGGCAGCGCAGATCTCGGTAACAACGCACTGACTATGTACCGCAGCGTCATCCTGAGCGCTGGCTCGCACAGCCAGAACGAATCCCAGGAGCCGCAGCCGCCAGTTGATGAGTTCACCGCAGCGAGGTTGTCATAATGGCTTTCAGTTGGATCCAGCCGAGCTTTGCCGGTGGCGAGATTGGCCCATCGCTGTACGGGCGCATCGATATGTCGAAGTATCAGGTTGCGCTGCGTAAGTGCGACAACTTTATTGTCCGTCAGTATGGCGGGGTGGAGAATCGCCCGGGAACGCGCTTCGTCGGCGAAGCCAAATACCCGACGCGCAAATGCCGTCTTATTCCTTTCCAGTTCTCGACCGTCCAGACTTATGCGCTGGAGTTCGGGCACAACTACATGCGCGTTATCAAAGATGGTGCGTATGTTCTGACGACCAGCAATGTGATTTATGAGCTGGCGATGCCGTATGCTGACACTGACCTTTTCAGCATTAAATTCACGCAGAGCGCCGACGTTCTGACGCTGGTTCATCCTGCTTACCCGCCGAAAGAACTTCGCCGCTATGCGCACGATAACTGGCAGATCGTCGATGTCACCACCAAAAACGGGCCGTTCGAAGATATCAATGTTGACGAGACTGTGAAGGTATACGCCAGCGCCAGCACCGGAACAATTACACTAACGGCCAGTTCTGCAATATTCGGTGCTGAACAGGTAGGAAAACTGTTCTATCTCGAGCAGCCAGCGGTTGATTCCGTCCCGGTATGGGAAACCAGTAAAACCACAGCAATAAACGACGTTCGTCGTGCAGACAGCAACTACTACCGCGCCAATACTGCTGGCAAGACCGGGACACTTCGACCTTCTCATACTGAAGGTATGTCATGGGATGGATGGGGCGGCACTGGTTCAGATGATACCGGGATACAGTGGGAGTACCTGCACAGCGGTTTCGGCATTGCAAAAATCACAGCAGTGGCTGGCGATGGCCTGACAGCAACTGCCGATGTGGTTTCATTCATTCCATCTCAGGTTGTTGGCTCCGCTAACGCCAGCTATAAGTGGGCGAAATACGCGTGGAACAGCGTTAACGGTTATCCCAGTACCGTTGTTTACTACCAGCAGCGCCTGTACTTTGCCGCGTCTACCGCATATCCACAAACCATCTGGGCAAGCCGCACCGGAGACTATAAAGACTTCGGTAAGAACAACCCTATTCAGGATGACGATCGGATTATATACACCTACGCCGGGCGTCAGGTGAATGAGATCCGTCACCTTATTGATGTTGGTAACCTGGTCGCTCTGACATCTGGCGGGGAATATACGATATCCGGGGACCAGAATAAGGTTCTCACGCCATCGGCGTTCTCGTTCAGCTCTCAGGGGAATAACGGATCAAGTAACGTACCACCTATCGCCGTGGCCAACATCGCGTTGTTCATCCAGGAGAAAGGCAGCGTTGTTCGCGATCTGGCCTACTCTTTCGACGTCGACGGATATCAGGGAACCGACCTGACCATACTGGCAAACCACCTTTTCCAGAAGCATAGCATTGTCGACTGGTCATTCTGCGTTGTGCCGTACAGCAGCGCTTTCTGCATTCGTGACGACGGCAAGTTGCTGGTGCTCACCTATCTGCGCGATCAGCAGGTTTTCGCATGGGCGCCACAATCCAGCGCTGGTAAGTACGAAAGCACCTGCTCAATCAGTGAAGGCAGCGAGGATGCTGTTTACTTCGTGGTTCACCGTACTATCAATGGGCAGACCGTACGTTACATCGAACGCCTGTCCAGTCGCCTGTTTACCAGTGATGAAGACGCATTCTTTGTAGACTGCGGACTGAGCTACGACGGGCGCAATACATCATCACGCACAATGACCATCAGTGGCGGCACCGGTGACTGGAACTATCAGGTTGATTACCCGGTTACAGTAAGCGGTGGTGCGTATTTCGTTAATACTGATGTAGGCGCTCAGATTCAGTTCCCATATACCGGCACAGATCCAGACACCAACGAACAGGTGGCTAAAGAGTTGCGCGGCGACATCATTTCAGTGACCAGTAATACTGCGGTAGTCGTGCGCTTCAATCGTAATGTTCCGGCGGTGCTGCGCAATGCGGCCACAACTAACTGGCAAATGGCCCGCCAGACGTTCAGCGGCCTGTCGCACCTTGAAGGTCAGACAGTAAACATCCTTTCAGATGCCAGCGTTGAGCCTCAGAAGGTTGTCAATGGTGGTTCAGTCACGCTGGAGTCTCCAGGTGCAGTTGTGCATATCGGATTGCCTATCACCGCTGAATTCGAAACACTGGACATCAATATCAACGGGCAGGAAACACTGCTGGATAAAAAGCAGGTCATCCCGACCGTCACGATGGTAGTCAACGCAAGCCGTGGAATCTGGGCAACAACTCCTGGTGGAACCTGGTATGAATATCCTCAGCGTGAATTTGAGTTCTACGACGATCCTGTTGATGACGCTACCGGCAAGGTCGAAGTGAAACTTGACAGCAACTGGGATAAAAATGGACGCGTTAAGGTTCGCCAGCTTGACCCGCTTCCGCTTTCTGTTCTTGCTGTATTGCCTCGCCTTACCGTCGGAGGATTCTGATGATTAAAGCTCAGATCGTACCAGCTACAGCAGAGCATATCGAAGCCATTATTACGCTTGTTCGCCAGGCTGATATCGATGAGTTTCTGGCAACCAACGGTTGGAGTCCGCGCCGCGTGCTGGAAACCGGTCTGCGCACGTCAACATTTTGCTGTGCCGGATTGATTAACGGTGAAGTGGTGACTGTCTTTGGCGTAGCACCAGCATCGATGATCGGCGGCAGTGGTATTCCATGGCTGGTGGGCACTGATGCGCTGGAGAAATATCAGCATACTTTCCTGCGCCGGTGCGGAAAAGTGGTCAATGCAATGCTGACTGTTTACCCGTATCTTGAAAATTATGTTGATGCGCGTAACCACACTGCGCGCATCTGGCTTCACTGGCTGGGATTCACCATCGATGAACCTCAGCCATATGGCATTAAAAACCTACCGTTTCACCGTTTCCACATGGAGAGAAAATAATGTGCAGCCCGGCTCTCGCTGGCGCCAGTGTCGCATTAAGTGGCGTTTCAGCATACAACCAGTACCAGCAAGGTAAGTATTCGTCTGCTGTTGCCGAGCAAAATGCAGAAGTGGCCACGGCACAGGCACAGGATTCTATCAACCGTGGAAACGCTCAGGCTGATGAGGTTCGTCGTCGTAACCGTCAGGCTGCTGGCACCCAGGCGGCAACAATGGGCGCAACTGGTGCTGATCTCTCCACTGGTGGAGCGCTTGATATCTTTGGCGATACAGCTCAGTTTGGCGCGCTTGATGCACTGACTACAGTTAATAACGCTCAGCGTGAAGCATATGGCTTTCAGGTTCAGGCTGAAAACTACAAAGCTCAGGCCAGTTCAGCACGCAAGCAGGGGAATATGGGCGCATTCACTACATTGCTGACTGCTCCACTTCAGGCATACGGCGCTTACCAGATGGGCGGCGGAACGTGGAATCCATTTAAAACGTCAGTAGCCTCTGGGGGCGGAAGCACCCCAATGCTTTCCAATAAAGGTTTCGTT